CGTGGTGACCCCATGGTTGCGGGCGCTTGTTCCTTCCCCCGAAGACAAGACACATATCGGCCTATCATGAAGAGGTGATGCAATGGGTAACGAATGCGACATGGCGGATTTGGTTTCTGGGTATCATGGGGCGGCGGTGTGGTTCTCATTCCCCCCGAGCATGTCGTTTGCGGCGGTGGCGGCTGCGCTACCGGGCGTGCTTGGGTATGCGCTCGTGTTAGGGCTTGCGGTGTTCGTGTTCGATGGGAATGAGGTGAGTTTACTAATGCTTGATCCGGATGAAGTGATCCTTTCTTCGCGCGTGGCGAAGCTTGTTCGAATCATCGAAGCGATGGGGGGATGTGGGGTACGGAGCGAAGTCGGGGGGGACGTGACAAACAGGCTTCGAGCAAAGGTTGTAAGCGCTCAAGTGTGAAGTGCGGCATGATGAAGACGCTTCGCGTATGGAAAGAGGATTTTGATGGGCGGCGATATACGGGCACGTGGCGCTATCGTACGGAGCATATCGAAGTGATCGTGTTTCCGGAAGGAATGACCTTTTATATGTCGTGTTCGAGGTTGAAGATGGAGCGGGTTAATCTTCGAACGACAATGCCGGAGCACGCAAAATTGGAAGCGCTTTCGATGGTGCGCGCGTTCATCGTGCAACTAGAGCGCGAAGTCGGGGAGCCGGCGAAGGTGAAGCGATAAAGTGCGGAGCGAGCAACGGAACGGGAGCCGTGCAGTTCGAACCGGGTCCGATCGTGGGCGAGCATCGGGTAGCGGGCATCGGGCATCGGGTAGCGGCGTGTGGCCCGTGCCCGAAGTGCGGCGGCATGGGGTCCGTTGTGGGGACTTCCGGCGGGACCCGTTGTCATGACGCTTGACGCTAAACATGCGTAGACATAGGACAATTTGCAGGCTCGTGGGAAGTGTTCTTCGAAACACACATGAAAACAAGGGGTGTGCTGAACGGTAACTTGATCTGCCCCCTGATACCATTGAAAACCACTATATAGATCGCATGGTTACGAGCGACGGAAACACGTGTTTCCGTGAGAAGAACCCATGGGCGTTGTCACGATCTACGTTGAAGCGACACTTCAAATGCGACGTGCAAGAGGCGATGAACCCCGGTTCCGACGGAAAGCCTGTGGCGGGGGCAGTGCTCGCTCAAATGCGGGCAGCGCTTCGCGCACGCCCACCGATCGCAGGCATGCACGAATCATTGCAGTAAACCCTTGCTCGACACAATGCTCGCACCACGCAAAGGAAACCCCCCAACGCTGCCCCGCAATTGGCCCTTCCTGGCGTTGTCACGTGCCAGACGGCCAACAGAGCCCCAGGTGACTCCCGCTCGCAAACGTGGGGCATCGTGGGCGACGACTGGCACTTGACGTGATGAAGGCGAAGCTCGATCAAGCGATGGAGATCCTTGCGGCGGTGAAGGTATGCGGTGCAAGCATGATCAACTTTTGAGGTGTAGGCACGCCGGAAGAGTATCGCTCCAACCCCGGCGCATGCAAGCGCACGCGGCATGATCCAAATGAAGGAAGATCGAACAATGAACGAACCAAAACGCGCTTCCGAACGTCTACATCCCGTGCAATGCTCCCTTTACATGCACCTTCGCAACCCCCTGAACACGAAGCAACACATCTTGACCGGCGATCGCACCGATAACACCCCGATAGACGCCGACCTCATGGGGAGAACACGGTGAAACCTCCCCCCGTCAATTGGCCCCTCGTGCAACGCATCATGGAACGCTCCATTCGAGGCTCACCCCCCACGATCGAAGAATCCTCTTGCCTCGCGTCCGCCTTCGCGCGTGACCCCGAACGCTACGCTTCCCTTCATGAGTTCGTGCGCCGGACTGCACATGCCGAAGTCAACCCCCTCGCACGCTCATAACGATGAACACAAGCAACGCACAACCCCAAGCAACGCTTGTCCAACCCCCCCTCCCGCAACGCTTGACCAAGTACGCAAATTGTCTCACCATTGACGAATGAGACGGCGAAAGTGCATCACCCCCGGCGCCGCCGGCGCCCCCCCGCCCCCGACCCCCCCGGCGTGGCGCCCCCCCGAGCCCCCGGCAAGCCCCGGCCCCGACCCTGGCACGGACGGCGGCGGAGCGGGGCTTGGGCCCTACGCGCGGGCGATGATCGACGGGCTCGACCGGGACGCGCTGCGCGCCTCCCGGCTTGGGCGCGGGGAAGGACCCGTGGTGGCGGAGCGGCGCGCCTTCATCGCTCGCTTGCTGAACGCGGGCGCCCCTCGCAGTGTGATCGTTGAAGAAGTCATGGAGCGCTATGGTGTCGCCGAGCGCACGGCGGAAAGCGAGATCACGCGCGTCCGCACGGAGAGGGCGGATCTATTCGAGGCGGAGCGTAAGACGTACAAGGCGGAGCAAGTCGCGCGGCTCCAACGCGATCTCGCCGAAATGCGGGCGTCGAAAGTGAAGCCGTGGAAGAGCATCGCAAACCACGAAGCCTTGCTCGCGAAGATCACGGGGACGATCGAGCCAACGCATGTCGATGTGAACATGAGCCTTGAGGTGACAAGCGCTCTCGCGCTGTTCGTTGGGAAAATCGACGCTGACACCTTCGAGCAGATGATCGCGGAGCAACGCGCGATTGAATCCGGCGACCCCCTCGCACTACCGGCAACGCGAATGGTTGATGATCTCATCGATGGAAAACGATATACGGGGCCGGGTGCCGGGTGGTCCAGCACGTCTCGGGTATCCTAGGCGTCGGTGCTGTCGGTGGTGTCTGCTGTCGGTGACGAACGCTTCGGTGGTGTCTGCTTCGATGTGTCGGTGCTGTCGGTGGTGTCTGCTTCGGTGGTGTCTGCTTCGAGGTTGCCCTTCGGTGACGGATGCTTCGGTGTGACGGTGCTGTTGGTGTCTGCTTCGGTGACGAACGCTTCGGTGGTGCCCGCTTCGGTGGCGAACGCTTCGGTGTGCCGGTGCTGTCGGTGGTGAATGCTTCGATGTGTCGGTGCTGTCGGTGCTGTCGGTGCTGTCGGTGGTGGATGCTTCGAGGTTGCCCTTCGGTGACGAACGCTTCGGTGACGAATGCTTCGAGGTGTCGGTGCTGTCGGTGGTGGATGCTTCGGTGAGGGGGTCGTCGGTGGTGCCCGCTTCGGTGGTGCCCGCTTCGGTGGGGAAGCCAGAGGGGGGAGGGGGCCAGAGGGGGCGATCGTGAGGGGGTGTAGGTGTGGGGGGGCTAGGGGGGGTTTTGGGGGGGCTCTTCGCTTTGGACCCCCCCCGTGGTTTATGTGAGGCGAAAACGATTAGGGGTGAAAAATTTTGTAGGTAATTTTATTTGGGGGGTGAGGGCGGCATGATGGGGGCATGAGAAGACGGCGAGTAATTGAAAGTGCGGGTGGTGTAGACGTGCGTGAAGCGGCTGCGGTGGTAGCCGGGGAGCGGGCGTGGTCGGTGGTGAGGGGGGATTGCATAGAAGCGATGCGTGCGATGGGGGATAGGAGTGTAGACGCGGTGGTGACGGATCCGCCGGCGGGTATTGAGTTTATGGGGGCGGAGTGGGATCGTTTCAAGTCGGGTCGTTTGCGGGCGTATTCGAAGGCGCCTTCGGAGGTGAAGGCGACGAGCGGGGGGGGCAAGCCGTATGATGGGCGGCCGGTGTTTGCTCAAGCGGCGAACAAGCGGTGTGCGGTGTGCGGGTGCTATGCGTTTAGTAGGGATCCTTGTCAGTGTGAAGAGCCGGAGTGGGAAACGGATCATTCGGCGCGTGACACGTTTGTCGGGTTTATGACGGCTGCGATGCGGGAGGCGTGGCGTGTGTTGAAGCCGGGGGGGTGGATCGTGGTGTGGGCGATTCCGCGCACGGCGCATTGGGCGGCGTGGTCGATAGAGGAAGCGGGGTTTGAGGTACGTGACGTGGTGGTTCATTTGTTCGGGCAGGGGTTTCCGAAGTCGTTGCGGGTGGATTTGGCGGTGGACAAGGCGGCGGGCGGAGCGGGGGAGGTAGTGGGGGAGAAGGAAGTTGCGGTAGATGCGTGGACGGCGGGGGGTCGGGAGCGTATCGAGGCGGGGGAGTGGGGAAGCTATCGTGTGGACGTGAAGAAGGCGAGCACGGAAGAGGGGAAGAAGTGGGGGGGGTGGGGGACGGCGCTGAAGCCGGCGGCGGAGCATTGGATCCTTGCGCGCAAGCCGTTGGGGGTGACGGTTGGGAAAAACGTGCTGAAGTACGGGACAGGGGGATTGAACGTGGATGGGTGCCGAGTTGTGCATGCGTCGGAAGCTGATTTTGAGGCACACAAGCGAAACGTAGAAGCAATGAAGGCACGGGGCGGGGTACATGGGGAGATCCCGTTCAACGCGTCGGACTTGTCGGGGGCGAACGATGTGACGGCGGCGGGGAGGTGGCCGACGGACGTGGTGCTTTCGCACGCGGAGGGGTGCGGGGGGGAGGGGTGTGATTCTGATTGTCCGGTGCGGTTGCTGGACGCTTCGGCGGGGGGTGTCTCGCGGTACTTTCCGACGTTTGGATATGATGTGAATCGATTTTGTTATGCGCCGAAGGCGACAAGTGCGGAGCGCGAAAAGGGGTGCCGGCATTTGCCTTATCGTTCGCCGGCGGAGCATGTGAAGCGCAAGGCGGGGTCGGCGGGGTTGAATTCACCCCGAGCGGGGGCAGGGCGGACGCGCGGGGGACGCAATTTTCATCCGACGGTGAAGGGGGGGAAGCTCATGGACTGGCTTGTGCGGCTTGTGACGCCACCCGGTGGGATAGTGCTTGATCCGTTTGCGGGGTCGGGCTCTACGGGGATTGCGGCGGTGCTTGGGGGGTGGCGTTTCATTGGGGTCGAGGCGAATGAAGAATATGTAAGGATAGCGCGTGCGAGGATAGCTCACGCATCGAGTGAGGCGGAAGAACGGGAGCGGCGCGAAGCGGCGCTTCGGGAGGCGGCGGAGGTGGAGATCGAAGTGCCAAGCAACGGCGGCAAAGGATGACGGAGGCGAAGATGGACCTTGATGATTTCGTGCGGGGATGCGAGCGGGCGGAAGCGAACGGATCGCGGGATTTGTTCGGGGTCGACGGCGACACGGCGAAGGCGGTGGCTGCGATGTGGGAACGATTGGAGATCCGGGACGTGGGGGAGATCGCGGCGGCGTGCCATGACGTGAGGCGGCGGTTTGCGGAAACGCTCGGGGATGAACGGGTGGTGGAATGGGGAACGCTCCGCATGGGGGGCAAGCAAGCGATCGCGCGAGCGGTCATGCTTGCGCTCCGAGGTATGACACCGGAAGAGGTTCACACGGCTTGCGTGGCGGAGCGGGGAGCGGCGGGGTGTAAGCCCGATGATCCGGCGATGCGGGCATGGGGAAAGCTCACCCCGGCGGAGCGTGCTTCGGTGGTGCTTTTCGTGCGGCTGGCGCGGAGCATGGCGATAGCGATCACGGAGGCGAAGCACCTATGAGCGAAGGGGCGGAAACGGAGCAAGCTGCGCTTGTGATGCGCGCTATTGCGCGCAAGGTGGCGTTATCGCGAAAGCATCCGACAGAATTTTTTAATTTCGTTATACGGGAAGAGATAGGGGAGCGTCGCAAGGTGACGGCGCTCCCGCATCAACGGGTGCTCTTCGATTTTGTGCTCCGATATGAACGGAGCGTGATCCGGATGCCTCCCGGATTTTCGAAGACGTTCAGCATGGCGTCGCTTACCATGTGGCTCATAGGGACGGACGCTTCGGCGCGCGGTGCAATGATTTCTTCGACGCGCGAGCAAGCGGAGAAGCCGCTGGGCATGGTCCGCGACTACATCGAACGTCCCGACGAATTCCCGGAGCTTCGGCTTGTGTTCCCGCGACTTCGGCGGAGCCCGAACCCGCACGATCCGTGGTCGCAATCGAAGATCACGGTGGATCGCCCGCCGGGCATTCGCGACCCGTCGCTTGTGGCGGTGGGGTATGGCGGAGCGCTTCCGGGGTCGCGCTTGTCGTGGATCCTTGTGGATGACTTGCTTGACGAAGAGAACACGCGGACCCCGGACGGGCGGAAGGGGGTCAATCGGTGGTTTCTTTCCACGGTTCTATCACGTCGTGATGCGACGGGGGCTCGCATTGTAATATGCAACACCCCATGGAGCGATGATAAACAGGCACCGGATCTAACGTTCGCTCTTGAACGGGCGGGGTGGCCATGTCTTGCGATGAATGCGGAGGGGGACGTGGAGATCATAAATGCTCCGGATTTTGACACGGACGATATACGTCCGAGTGAGAAACCGGGGGAGGTGTATCGGTTGACGGAGCATGATCCCGATCCCGATGAAGTCATCCCATTATGGCCGGAAAAATACGGGGAAGCGGTGCTCGTGGATATACGCGATGCATATAGACATCAACCGCATATTTATGCACAGCTTTACAAGCTGCGCTCGTATGCGCGGGAGGGGTCGCGATGCAAATCGGAATGGATTGAAGCGGCAAAGCGCATGGCACAAGCGGAGCATGTATTTGGACCCGTGGTCGAATATCACGGGGACTGGCCAGTGTTCACGGGGATTGACTTAGGGGTTGGCAAATCGGAGGGAAACGATAAAACGACGTTCTTCACGTTCGCAATTCGGGAGGATGGGAAGCGAGTGATACTCGATGCGGAATCGGGGCGATTTAGTGGCCCCGAAATCGTTTCGAAAATACAAGAAAAGCATTTGCGATTTGGCGGAATGTTGCGTGTGGAAAATAACGCAGCACAGGATTATATCCGGCAATTCGCATTAGAAGCTGACATAGCGCTCCCAATTCGAGCGCATACGACGGGGCAGAATAAGGTAGATCCGAGATTTGGGGTTGAAGGATTATTCCTTGAAATCGCGAATGGTGCGTGGATTATACCGTGCGGTCCGAATGGTGAGCTGTCGGAAGGAATTGAACAATGGGTTGAAGAATGCGTGTTTTATCGACCGCCCCCTGCTCACACGGGGGATTTGCTCATGGCGTCATGGTTTGCGAGGGAGGAAGCGCGGTCGTGTGGGTTCGGGCTCACGACTACGCGCGTTGAACGGTATGATGGGGGGATGATTGCGGGGATATTGTCGCGATGATATGGGTTCATCATGCGGAGGGGGGACCCGATGATCGAGGCGATGGAGGCGGCACGGGAGGCGCTTGACCCGGTAACGCCACCGATCGAGGCGACGGTTGCGGCGTATCGTGTGGTGAGGCTTGTTCCGGTGCTTGTGGCGGAGCTAGCTTTCCTTCGAGCACAAGCCTTCGTGGCGGGGCGTAAATGGCTCGTAAAGGCTTCGGGGCGAGGGGGAGGGGCAGAAGGATAGAGGGAGGGGGGAAAGTGCCGTGGGGGTGCCTAGATTTCGTCGAATGCACACGCGCCACAGTATCCGTGCATAGCGTGTTGATAGGACGTGTTAACGATCGGCCCGCCACAAGCGCGGCACCGTCCGGAATTTGATTCCTTCGAGGAAGACCGGCGGTCGTAAGAGGGCTCGGATGCAATGATGGTCGCAAGGCACATCCCATCATCACCTTGCCAGAGGATACGATCGATTTTCTCTGTCTTCACGGTGCCGTCCTTTTTCGTGACGGTGATTGTGATTCCGGCAAGCAACCGGAACCCACGGACACCCCAATTACCGTTACGGAGTTTCGTGTAGGTGATCAAGTGAGGCGCGTTTGTCATTTTTTTTTTCTCCCTTCTGAATCGAAGTCTCTTGCACGCGCTATGCCACACGAGACACAATCGAAACGGGAGGCACGCCCCGTGCTTTGCAATGGGGCGGAGGTGAACGAATGCCTACAAATGAAGAACCGAAGGCACGCGTGCGGCGGGAAAGCCAGCTTGCAAAGGCTTTGGGAGCGATGATTGCGAGCGGGGATCGTGAGCTAGCAGCGTTCGCGTGGGCAAGAATCGACAGGATGATCGGGATAACGGGGAGCATTCTAAGAGCGGCACGAGAACTAGGGATCTCGCATCGTTCCTTGTGTAGATGGAGGGCGTCGCGTGGTGGTATGACCGAAAAGTCATAGTGAGCGAACCTCATTATTCCATGGCAGTTTTGAATAAATCGGGGGGTGCGGGGTGCTTGCCTATGATCCGAAAGTCATAGTAGGGGAAACGAAGCAAAGTGCGTGAATATAAGAGTTTTCGAACGATGCGGGGCGAGCGGGTCGGTTGACTATGATCCGAAAGTCATAGTTGGCTCGTTCCCCCCTCCCTTGCATCGGGGCGAAAATATAGGGGCAAGCTTGCCCTAATGATAGGCACGAAGTTTGCAATCATTCGCTCGCATGGGAATCACCGACGGAGCCTTCCGATTGTTGATGCGCGAAGGGCGGTCATGCGAGCACGCGCTACCTTCGATCGTCGTGCGGGCGCGTTCGCTCGTGAAGAGCGGGTCGAATCATCGCTTTCGGTGGATCGGCTTGCCGATTATATCGATCGCTTCGTGTGCATTGTCGAAGCCTACGCGGCACTCGGGGCGACTCATGTCCAATGGTATTAGGGGATGAAGGGACCGGTCATCCGGTCCCTTCGTGGTTTATGGCTCGTGCGGCCCCGGAACCTGCCCTATAACGCATTTGTCTTGTCAGGGTGAGGTAAGGGTGGGGGTTATGTCAGCGCGGGAAGGGATAGGGGAGGAACGACGATTTGGGGGTGCCTCCGATATACGGGAAGCATATTGCGGAGCATGGGGTTTTCGAAAACGATAATGGGGGGCATCGAGCATCACGAAGGAAGCAACGCTCAACACAATGCGACAACCGGGCGCGGGTGGCGGCTTGTTCGTTTTGCTCCCATGTCCGGGTTCCCCTCCGCTTTGCGGATGCAACCTCGTTAGCAAATGCAATCGCATTTGTGGGGGATGGGATATTATCGGGTGACACGACTTCCAAACCTTCGTTTGCTGCAAATTCGCATAATTCCCCCGTAATAATATCTCCCGCCCAAATTAGGGCTCCCGAGGGGAGGCGCGAACCTCGCATTACAATAAAATAATCCGTCGGGGTTGCTCTATCCCATGGATCTACTTTCGAGCATGGAACGGACGTGGGGGGGTTCGGTGGGATTTTTATGGAAAGACACTTCGCGACGTTTCTGTCTTTGCACGCAATTGCCGCTTTCTTTCCTGTTTCTTCGAGCAAATACAATTCAATTGCTTCCCATGGTGAACCCCTCCGTTTCATTTTTTCCGCACGGATAATGGGCTCATATCCAACGATGCTCACTTCGCCGAAGATTGCCCCTGACAGAAGTAGGGCGGGGATTTGCTCGGAATCGTCGGAGAAGGTGCTACCCGGAGCAACCGGCCCCGACGGTGTGTTGACGTGATTCAATAAAACGTAGGTCATGATTGGATCATATCACGACCATCTATCGGAGCGCGATCGAGTGCGTGGACAACTACTTGCTTTATTGGCAAGCTTGCCCTATATTCGCGTTCGGTTCGTCATGAACTGAAGGGAGTTTTGAAAATGCAAGCAAGCGGTATCAAAAGAACGGTGAAGACAGAAGAAGAGATCAATGCAATTTGTGAGGCGTTGGCGGCGATGCTACGCAAACGTCTTCGGGAAGCACGCAAGGCGGCACGTGAAGGGGGCAAGGTGCGCTTGAATGCTTCGATCATATCCAAGGGGGACACCCCATGAAACAATCGCAGGAAGGGGCAACGAAGGACGCGCAACGAAGCATCGTGCGGCATCATGAGATCATGAGCAATGATATCCGCGAACGAGTGACAACGAATGCACCCCCAATAAAACGGCGGCGAACACACGCCCCCTTCTCCCCCAAATCGAACGAAGTTGAAGTGAAGCGCCTCCGTCGAAAGGTAGCGGAAATCGAAGCGCGCCTTGAATTGCTTGAAGCTGCATTCGGTGGTGGGTTCGATATTCCGTGATTGTGCGAAAGCCGTTGAACGCGTAGGCTTGCCTCATGAGCAAGTCGAAAATTCCTGTAACAGATTTATCACCTTCAATAGAAATCGAAGTGCCGGCCGGTGGCGTCAAGCGACGTGTGAAGGTACGAACAATGAATATCGATGAAGGCATGGCTCGCGTTGTCGTGGGGGATGCATCACCGGTGGCCCCCGGGGTCCCGAGTGCGGATGCGATCCAAGTGCTCGGGAGCATGGCTCGATCGGCTTTCGGTATGCGTTGAACACGTGTTTTCGTTGTGACGGGAGGGTAAACAATGTTCATCTTCGTTGAAGATTTTGAAGACTATCGGGAAGGAACCATCGTTGACGGCGAGCGCGCGATCGCGGTGCTCCAAAGTCGGGGGGCGCCGATGCTTCCGGTTGATCCGAGCTTGTTTGATCGAAATCCGATCGCGGGTTACTCCCGGCGATCATGGGGTAACGGTGGGCAACGATTCGAGCGCATGATAGGGCATCGTGCGTGCCCCCTCATGCTTTATGTGATACCGGGCACCCCCACGTTGCACTGGACGGCACGGGTCGAACCGATCGAAGACACAACCGAAAGCAAGGGAACCTTCCGGTTGACAACGAACACGGGAGTCCACGGCGTGACGCTCACGGGCGGACTTGTAGCGGACGATCGCGCGAGCGTGATCGACTGCCCCCCGGATGCGAACGGCGGGTGGACGATCGGTGGTTCGGTGCGTGTCAATTGCGCAATGGAGGGGTTTCTTGCGTTGTCAATTTATGGTGCGGCGGTAGGTCTTCGTGTCGTGTGGGCGGCTGTAACGCAAGCAAAGTGACTTTTCATTTTGGATCGGCGTGACGGAAGCACCGCATACGGGATAAATTCCCCGTATGGCGATCAAAATTCTTTTGAACACAACGCGGATGGGTTCAACGGTGTGCAATGCTGGAACATCGTTCAACACCGAAACAGAAGCAGAGATCATAACCAAGTTGGAATCTTCCGGCGGGCGACTCGTTGACCCGACGCCGGAGATTGTGACGGCGGCTGCGATCGCTGTCATGCGACGGATGCGTGGCGATGATGAAGCATCGATCAATGCGGGGATAATCGCGGTAGCAGGTAGTGAAAAAGGATCGGATGACGGATTGATTCAAAGACGTTCGGTGACGATCACCGTTTCCGATTTGACGGAGGCGGTTGACGGGGCCCCGCAACAATTCAACGTTGGCAATGTTCTTCCGGTGAACGCTCGAATAATTGGGCGTTCGCTTCGTGACGTGACACCGTTCACCGGCGGAGGTGCAACCGAGGTGCTTCTTGACGTAGGCGGAACGGACCCCGATGCAATCATTGCGGGGGAAGATTTGCTTGCGGGAGGAACCAACGAACGCGAAGGGGCGGCGGGTGTAAACCCGACGGGTGGGCTTTATGGTGGGCAACAAATAACGGCAACCTTCACACCGGACGTTACACATAACCTTGCGGATTTGACAGCGGGTGCGGTGACAATCGATGTTCTTTTCGTGGTGGTGTCATGAGAACCGAACCGCTTCCTTCAATGAATGACGGGGCGTGTTGCGTGCGTAACGATGCGCAAGCATGATAGGTTGTCAGCATGGCGAATGCATTCATTCAAGGCGCTCCGGTGCGGCCCATCGTATATGTTGAATCACCTACGGATCTACGCCCGGTTGAACCTTCAAATCTTTTCGCCCCATGGATGCTTGCGTTCGTGTGGACCGTAAAAGATTTTTTCGCATGGAATCCTGTTTCAACGGATGCGGATGATGGTGTGTCGGTGATCAAACCGAACGACGTTGCGGCGATGGATCCGGGAAGATGGGTTCGATTAGGCGGCGGAGGTGGTTACATGGCGGTTGAAACCTACTTGTTTAGACTTGAAGGACCATTCGCGGGTGCGGCTGTACCGGGCACGTTCGATGGTCCGATGCTCGTGATCTCCGCGCGAACGATCGCGAACGTGTGGCTTTTACGTCGCAAGCATGGTGGTTCCGGAACAACGCGAATCACCGTTAGGATCAACCATACGAATTTGTTTTCATCACCGGCGAATGAACCGCAAGTCACGACTGCAATGGGAGATTATGCCGTGGTGTCTTCGAACGTGTTCAATCCGGGTGTCGAAAATCTTTCATCGGGTGACGTGGTGGAAGTGTTCCTTCAAGAAGTCGAAACGGATAATCCACCGGATACTCCGGAAGGATTGTGCGTGATAATTGAATTTGCCCCATGAGGGCAGGGAGAATGATATGGCTACGATTTATCCTCCGAACAATCGCAACCGTCTTGGGCCCCGTGTTGCCCTTGAATGGGGACCATTAACATCGGCGAAAATAGATGGATGGGCTTCGGACTTTTCGGCAATTGTAGGGGGGGAAACGATCGATATTGGAGTAGGTGCAGGCGTACCTTCCACGATCACAATGCAAGCGGGTGATGATTCGGCGGCGGCGGTGGCGGCACGAATCAATGTGACCTACCCCGGGTTGGCAACAACGAAGGATGGAGGAAAACGACTTCGCCTTGAACATGCAACGCGTGTTCGTGTTACGGCAGACCCGGCATTCGATATGATAGGACTTCCGATTGAGGATCGCGATGTAGCGGCTTTGGCATCGGAAAGCTATGTTGTGCCGATTGTGTTTGCATTCGATCGATTTGCGGAGGTGTGTTCATCAGCGATCGAAATCCCGATTGAAGCGAATCGCATAGGTTTATGGGTTGGGGTTGAAGGCCGTGATACGACAACGCACAACCGATGGGGGATTCAATTTCACGCAATGTGGAGCAATGGCGACGAAGGGGAGCCGCCCTATACAACGGCAATCGGAACGAATGAAACGATCGCCGATCCGTCACCGATTTACCCATCGGGTGATGAAGCTGTAGGTGCAATTACATTGTTGCATTCGAATTCGTTCATACTCGTTGGCTCGGTTGAAGGGTTCAAATTCGTTCGCTACATGGAATACGAAGTGCCGATCGGCGCAAAGCGAATGCGTCTATTCACAACGGGAGCGGCAAGCACGGAAGCCAACCCTTATACGACAACGAACCCCCCTCCCCTCATAGCTCCGGCCCTATCGTGTGCGGCATTCGTGGGGGTGCGATCATGATACCCCTTGACAACGTGATCCGTGTTCGTGGGAGGTGGTCGCGTGCGGGGGATGGTCCACAACCGAGAAACGTAGGTGATTATACGTCGGCAGACTTCAATTCGCCCGAATATGAAGACTGCATCATACGTCACAATGACGGGGTGGACACGGGCTATATTGTTCAACGGAGCGGGCTTTATCTCGTATCCGCAACGCTCATGTTAGATCATGATTCGGCCCTAGATCCGGTGACGATCCGTTTCGTGGATGTAGAACAACCGGACCCGGTGCTTCGTCGATGGACAATTTTTCCGCTTGTCAAAAATTATGTTTCGTGCGCCGTTTCAGCGGTGCTTCCGATTGAGACAAACTGTAGATTGAAGGTTCAATGGGATGGTGCGAATGAGCTAGTTTCTCGTGACTTTTACGGGCAGGATGTTTCATGGTTAGAGATCACACGATTAGGATCCGTTTGGTTCAAGTCTTCTAAAGTTAGTATGTTAATAGAATGAACCCCCTCCGTGAATTCATCGCAACGATCCTTGTGCAAATCGGAATGTGGTGCGTGAGCATTGCTTCCATGATTGACGGCGGCGATGAAGACACGAGCAAATCGTTTGACAACGATTTGCAAGATGCGTTCGCGCAATCACCGATCACGGCGGAGGCGGCGGAACTACTCGCGCCTCCGATCGCGCGCAAGCGGACGAAGAAAGCGGTTGACAAGCCGTTGCGTGGAAGCATTCGCGCGAGGCGGGAGAAAGCGACGATACTATGACGGCTTCGAAATCGTCGGTTCACTTTGAAGGAATCGCAATGCTACCTAGTTCGTTCGGGCTTGATCATACAACGATGGGGCCGGAACTAGGCGCAACCCGAATTTGGTCTTCCCCTCGAAGATCAATCCTCGAATTTCGGGAGCGCTTCTATCGTTGCACGCAACATGATCACAAGACGTTTGACTTCAACGGGCGCGTGATACCGGCGGGAGGCATCACGGGTTCGCAGCCGCTTTTGACTTCTCTTCAATCTCCGGTCTTCGTTCCGCTCGATCAACGGCGACCGTCGAACCCCTATCGGTTCGCGAGGGTGGTCGTTCAAGAATTTACGGGGCTCGTGTTCGGTCATGATCGATGGCCGGTGATCCGGGACGTGGACCCCGAAACGCAAGACTTCGCCGACTCGCTTGTGAAGGCTTCGCATCTTCGATCGGTCATGCTTCGAGCGCGAAACCTTGGCGGGAGTGTGGGAACCGTGGGCTTGTCGTGGGCGTTCATCGAAGGCAAACCTCGTGTGCGTGTTCACAATGGGAAAAATCTTCATGTCCACAAATGGCGTGATCGTGATGCGCTGATTCCCGATCATGTGATGGAGCTTTATCAAACCCCCCGTGATGAATGGGATCCTGAAAAGCGAACGATTGTGCGGCGGTGGTATTGGTTCCGACGCGACTGGACCCCCGTCGCTGACGTGAGGTTTCATGAAGTCGAAGTCACGAAGAACGAGCCGATTTGGCGGATCGATGAAGAGGCAACCATTGTTCATGGTGACGGGTTCACACATTTCGTTTGGGTTCAAAACCTCCCCGATGAAGATGAAACTTCGATCGATGGACAACCGGACTATGCGGAGCTTTACGAACAAGCGAACGAGCTAGACACGTTGAATAGTGTCGTTTCACGCGGCGCAAAATTGAACCTTGATCCAACACTTGTGTTGAAGATGGATCGAGCATTGATTGACAGATTTGGAGTGAGAAAGGGGTCGGAAAATGCGCTTGCGGTTGGGGAAAGCGGCGATGCAAACTACCTCGAATTAGCAGGCACAAGCATCACTGCCGGGGTCGATTTGTTCAAGCAACAAAGGGGGCTTGCTCTTGAAGTCGCGCAATGCGTGATTCCGGACCCGAACACGATAACGGCGGCGGGAACGTCATCCGTCGCGTTGAAGGTGATCTACGCTCCGATGCTCGGGAAAGCGACCATGCTTCGGACACAATATGGATCGGCAATTGAGCGCTTGCTTGAACAAATGATTGCGAGTGCAAAGGCGATATATTCGATCACGGAAACGGTGATCGAAACGGATGAACAAGGGAATAAGGTTGAAAGCGAAGTTTCCTATGGGCTTTCACTTCCTCCCCGCATCATTCGCGAACCCATCTTTGATGAAGATGGGCGACCTACCGGAAAAGAAACCGTAAAGGTTGAAGAGCGAACCCCTGGCAACGGAGGGGATCTTGATCTCGAATGGGATGATTTTTTCGCGCCGACGGCAAACGATCGTCTTCAAGCTGTTCAAACCGTAACGACAGCAACGGTGGGAAAGCCGGTGTTGTCGCAACGTGGGGGCGCAATGCTTGTGTCTGCAATGTTCGGGCTCGATGCTACTTCGGAGATTGTGGCGCTTGAAGCCGCTGAACGCGCAAAGCTTGCGGCGCAAGATTCAATGTTTTACGGAACGGGTGGTGATATTTCGACAGATCACGAACTAGCAGAGGTGGCAAGGGCGGCGGGGCAACGTTCGTTCGATGCGGAACACGAGCCTTCGATCGATGAAGAAGAGCACGAGCCTTCGATCGATGAAGAAGAGCATGAGCCTTCGATCGATGAAGGACGTGTGCTTGTTTCTGGTAAGACCGCGGTAGAGCTTACCAGCACGGACCTTGCTTCGATCGTGACGGTGAATGAAGGAAGACGGGGGGCGGGGTTAGGCCCCCTCATGCGTTCCGATGGAACGATTGATCCCGACGGCAATTTGACGATCAAGGAATTCCAAGCGAAGCGTGAGGCGAAGGGCGCAACGGAAGGGGACTATGCGGCGAAGCGTGCGGCGGGGGTCCCGCTTGTGGACCCCCCGAAGGTTTCCGTTGTGCAAGGTGCGAAGCCGGGGGCTTCAAATACACCGAACACAATAGGTGTTCCTTCCAAGGATACGAAGCCCCCGGGGGTCAAGGGTGAATCATGAGTGATGATCTTTTGACATGGGCAACGAAGGCAAAGAACGGCATCCATCCAATTAAGGCGAAGCCATCGTTCGGTGTAACGTCGGATGACTTATCATGGATCGATCCGATTTATCGGGATCAAATCCGAGGATGGGGAACGGCAAAGCGGGTCCCCGGAAATCCGCCGGCATGGGTTGCTTCCCCCTCGATCTGGAATAGGGCAAGGGAGGCGGTCGAAAAGGGCCATTGGGAAAGATATGATGAACCATGGGCGGTTGTGGCTCATGTATATCGGAACATGGGCGGCGGGGTGAAGTGACGGAAACACGTGTTTCCGTGGCGGGGTGAGCCATGGCGCGAAATCCGGCGGACCTTTTGCGGGAGAACGTTGTTCGCGCTTCCGCGTGGGTGAAGGGCGAAGGGCCCGGCGAAGCCCCCATGCGCCGGCTTCACGAGATCATGACGCGCGCTTCGGCGGATCTTGAAAGCCGGCTCCGGGAAGCCGAAGGGCTCGGGGGGCCCGGTGCGGGGAGCTTCACGGCAACGCAAATGCGCGTGACCCTGAACCAGATCGAAGACGTGCTTCGGTCGATCCGTCCGATGCTTTCGAGCACGGTGGTTAGCTCCGCCTCTTCGGTGGCGACGGCAAGCACGAAGGAAACGATCGCCTACCTTGAAGCGGCGG